TCCGGGGTTGTCCGTCTGAGCCTTTCCAGCTCACCCGGAGCGTAAGATGTTCACCGTCAACGGCGGGTTTAACCGATATCAGCTGGCAGCGAGGCTCCCAGCGGCGAATGGCATCGACGGACTCGCGCACGACGTGCGGAATAGCACGCTCAACGGGCCAGTCGATATAAAGGTGCAGATTGCTGCCGAACTCCGGGCGGTGCGGGTCGCTGCCGCGAGGAGTGCGCAGAATGATTTGAATGGCCTGCCAGATATCATCCAGCCCCTGGACTATTTCACCAGGAGCCTGCAGGGCCGGTTGCCAGAATACTGAGGTCGTTTTCATGGGGGCAGTATTGCCCCCGGAAGGGATTGCCGATATTAAAGGCGTTTAAGAAGGTTCAGTGGGAGTGGTGGTTGGAGTTTGCGCCATCAGACAGTATGCTGCCTGTGGCGTGGGCATTCCCTTCAATCTCAATATTGCCCTGAATGGTCGCGGTAGCACCTTCACCACCAGAGCCAGCCATGCCCCCCTGCCAGGTCAGCTTGCCCATGACCAGCAGATTGCCAGTGACCTCAGTCTCTTCTGCATCAATCGTGGCTTTTTGCGTTTTCACGATCACATCAGCACTGCACTCAATCACCAGGTGACTGATACCGCCCCGGATAGTCAACGTATTCGAGGTACGATTGTAACTGAACTCTGCACCATCGGCGTATCGTGTACCGCGAACGTCTTTATTGTTGAAAGATGGTTTATCAACGTCTGAATAGACCGCGCCGAGAATAACCCCATCCTCGCCGTTTTCGTCCAGCAGCACCTTGACCTGCTCCCCGACATCCGGGAGCCAGTAGTCTTTGTTGTTCTGGGTATTGCGTTGCAGGACGTCAAGCCAGTTGGTGCGCATGTTATCGCACTCAGGTAACCGGACGCGGGCTTTCACGCTGTCAGCATCGACGGCGCTGACTGTACCGGTCTGCAGGGTTACGCCTGTCATTTTTTCTTCTCCTTTATTACCGTGGATGTGCTGCCGTCCGGCTTGTAGACGGTGAGCGTCTGGGTCTTGCCGGTCTTATTGCCTTTCTTCGCCTTGCCCTGAGTCACCGGCCCCCGCGCCACATCCAGCTCGGTCACGTAACCGCTGCTGCGGTCAAGGGTGTGGCGGGCGGTGGTTATCAGCCACGCCCCGGACAACTTGCCAAAGCCTGACAGCTCAATTTTATTTCCCGCCGTCAGCTGGGACGCCCCCATCAGGGTCAGTGAGCCACTCTGCTGGTATTCATTGTGGCGTGCCAGTGCGGCATCAGCTTTAACGCGGGCGCTGTCCGGGCCACTGACTCGACTGTTGACCTGCAGCCTGTCGGCGCTGGTGACCTTGCCGCCTTTTGTTTGCTTACTACTGCTCTCGCTGGTACCGCCGTCAGCCTCATACACAATCAGCTTTTTCGTGCTGCTCTTCTGGTGCTTGACCCTGGCAGATTTGTAGACCAGGTTGATGGTATCGCGAAGCGAATAACGGGCCACATCCTGCGGCTTCAGCTGCTTAACCGGCTCCTGGCTGCGCAGCGTGGCCAGATGCGAAAATATCAGCTGGTCGCTGACAATCTTCACCGCATAGCCGTACTCGCTGGCCAGCCGGTGCAGAAAGGCCACGTCGGTCTCGGCGTACTGCGTCACACGGTCAATTTTGATGGCCTCGATGCTGCCGACCAGCTTCAGCTGATGCTTTTTGGCAATGCGCCCGGCGATGGCTGACAGCGTGGTGCTTTCGAAACCCCGGCTTGATTTCGTCCGCAATGCGCTGTTGACCGAGGTGGCCACGCCCCGGATAGAGACCACGGACGCGGGCGAACTGACCTCTATCTCGTCGATGGAGAAGGTACCGCAGGACAGCAGCTTCTCGCCCAGGTAGCCGACCTTCAGGGTCAGCGTGTCGCCTTTGCCCGGATACCACGCATCCAGCCAGCGACCATCGGTATCATCCAGCTCCACCTCAATGGTGTCAGACTCATTTTTGATGTTATCGCTGTACGTAATGCGGGTGACGTAAGGGGTGATATCGCTGGTGATATTCTTTTTCAGATACCACAGGGCGAACACAGGCGACAGCACATCGCTGACGCCGGTCGGGGCAGACGATGCTTGTGTGCTGCTTACCTCAGCCATGGTGGGGTATCCTCTTCTGTCGTGGCTTCTTCAGCCTCAATCACCGGGATAAGTAACAGCAGCCCGGAGGGAAGCACCGGCGTGATAGCCACGTGCGGGTTAGCGGCAATAATCCGGGGGTAGCCCATCGGATCACCGTAGTACTGCCATGCCAGAGAATCCCAGCGCTCCCCCTCACGGGTGACATGCTCAAGAAACATCAGACACTCCTCGCCATAATTCTGGCTGCCATGGTGCTTAACCCCGGTGACATGCGGGTGAAGGTGGTGCTGGCGGAGTTCAGCTGGCCGGAAACCGCATCCAGCGCCGCCGCAATATTGCTACCGTCAACGCCGTTCAGCGAGGACTGAGCCTGCTGCACATACGAGGCGGCTTCACTGGTGGCCCGCGCCAGACTGACGGCCTCTGGCATGGACTCAGCCAGCGAATTAAACGCCGGAATACTGCTTCCCAGCGACCCGGAGATATTCCCCAGCCCGCTCATCAGCCCCGGCACACGGGTCAGTGCCACGGTGGGGTTATCCTTCATTTTCTGTGCAATCCGCACCGCACTCATGGTGGTCTGGAGCGCCGATTGAGCCTGCTTTGCATAGTTGACGCCATCCCGGACGTACTGCGCCACGCCGGACGGTGACGTAACCGCAGACGACACCGCGCCGGTGCCCGGTACCTGCGTGAGAATGGCGGGTGGCTTCAGCGGGTTTTTAGGATCACCGATGTACTCCCGGAGTGATGCGGTGGCATTGACCGCCAGCACGTTGCCGGTGCTGTCGGTCTGTTCGCTGGTCGCGGTCACGTCGGTAATCACGAACCAGCCGCGATAGTCGCCGTTGCCAAAGACCAGCGCCAGCGCCTGATGGGCTTTCATCGCCGTTCTGAGACGGGCCAGCTCGACGTCGGGCACGCAATAGTGCTGGTGAAAGACCAGGCTTATCTGGATTTCGTCCAGCTTGTCGCCGATGAACTGCAGACCGGGCTTCCCTTCGATGCGGGGATGCTCGGCGTAATCAACGCCGAACGTCACCTCGAAACCATCCCAGTAGGTAATCAGCTCAAACTCAATATCGCCCAGAACCGCAAACATCAGCTGTACCTCCGGCGCTGTTGCTGGGCCAGCAGGCGCTCCAGCATTTTCTCAAGCTCATGCACGCTCATATTCAGCGCACCGGTTAACCCGGCAGGCGCGGCTGTCTCTTTACTATTGAGATAAAACTGGGGGTTATAATTGACCTGAATACCGCCAGTTGCGCCAACACCAGCTGCAGCACCTGCTCCCCGTCCGCCATACCCGGCAGCCATAATCTCAGGTGACGGTAGACGGGGGACGTCCGGCGTCATATCTTCTGCCAGCTTCTGTCCGGCCAGCGCCGCAAGTGGAGTGGTTCGCTGCAGGCCAATAGCGGCACCCTGGCCTATATTGTCCCCGAACCCCATAAAAACCCGGCTGGGTGAGTGAATACCCAGGGTTTCTTTAAACCACCCTGAAATCGAATTACCAAAGTTAACGATGGTATCTTTTGCGGCAGAGAGCTTATTACCGATCCCGTTCACAAGCCCGGATATCAGGTTGCTGCCGAAGTCAGTAAAGTTTTTCGGCAAATCGACACCAAACCAGCTCATGACCCCGGCAAAGGCTTTATAGAACAGTCCCAGTGGCGACCAGTTCATGATGAGTTTGCCGATGCCAGCAATGCCGCCGTTAAATGCAGTCTTAATGCTGCCCCAGATACCAGAAAACCAGCCTGTCACGCTGCCCCATACTGATTTAATCCAGTTCCAGGCACTGCTAAACGCAGAGGTAACCTGTGTCCAGAGTCGCTTAAAGAATGCCGAGATTGGCCCCCAGTAGCGGTAAATCAGATACGCGGCACCAGCGATGGCGGTGATAACCAGCCCAATGGGGTTCATCATCAGCGCCCGGCCAATGAAGAGAACGGCTCTGCCCGCGAGCATCAGCCCCCGAACGAGTCCACCACCGAGCACGCTGGCAAGCGTTGTGGCTCCTTTGGAGACCGCGCTGAAGCCAGTTACCAGCCAGCGGAGTTTGCCGCCTTCACCCAGAGCAAGCGTCAGACGAAGCCAGTTAGCACGAAGCCTAACAATACTTCCCCATACGCTGGTAAAGGGTGAGATAAGGAGATTCAGCCCCAGTTTGAGACCGATGGTGGCCATCTTGAAAGCAAGTAATGCTCCAACAACTTTGATGGTGCTGCTGACGAGCTGCGGGTTTGCCGCTATCCATTTGCCAACGCTATCCATTAAAGGGATAAAAGTCTCACCCAGTTGGATCAAGGCAGGGCGTAATGACTCACCAATGCTGATAGCCGACTCGTTAAAGCCAATCTGCGTTCTGCGCCAGCGGGCTTCAATAGTGTCATTCTGCCTACTAAAATCCGTATTTACTGAATTTTGAGCAGCAGGTGTATCCATATCTTTTTTAATTTGCTGGTAATCACCCCAACGTTGTCTCATTGCAAGTAAGTGGTTTACCGATTGAACATCTGTAAATATTGAGGATAAACCAAAGGACTCCATCAGTGTTTGTTGAGCGTCTCGATCACCTCGTGCCCCAGCTTTTTCCCACTGAGACATAAACTCTTTACCTTTACTTTTAATAAACCGATCCGCAATTTGTATAGATGCTTCATATTGGGACATGCCTGCAGAAACGTATTGACTCATTGAACCTTGATAATCAACGCCCGCATCTGCATACCGCTTCGCTATATCACCACGTCCCATAGAGGCCAGCCAGTTTCTCATATTGGTAGCTGCCTCTCCCTCGGTGCCAGCCCCCTCACGACCAACCTCTAGACTGGCGATAATTTGGGAAAGAGCTTCCTGCCCATACATACCTTTACCAGCGAATTGCATCGACATTTCAGGAAAATACTGGGCCATGTCTTTTAGTTCAAAACGTCCTGATTTACCGCCATAAACTGCTCTATTGAAAGCTTGTTCTTGCCCTTTCTCATCATTGATTCGTAAAGTTTCAAAAGCCAGACTCATTTTAGCCAGGTCATTAATATTGGCTTTAGAGGCTGTTGCAGCTCGGCCAAGCATGCCGCTCTTCATGGAAGCTTTTAAAGGATCCTGACCTGCGGCTACCAGGGTTCCAACACCTTCCATTAATACATCTTGAAGCTGGTTTGTCTCGATGGCTTTTTTTCTGATTATATTCCCTACCTGTTTTTCTTGAGTTGCACTCAGGCTTCCGGTAACAGAAATATCTCTCAGTTGAGACTCAAACGAAGAGTATTGAGTGATTGATTTAATTATTGGATCGCTGATCGTACGAGCAATGGCGTAAGTCTCGGCACCCTGGCCATAGAGCGCCATGCGGTTAGCCCTCTGCGCATCACTGGTGGCTGATACCGCAGACAAACGACGCTGCTGGCGCTCAATCTGTTCCATCGTCCGCCCGACGCGTAACAGTTCGCTGTTAAGGCGTTGCATCCGCGAGGTGCCCAGCTCACCATAGCGTTCTGTTGCGCGGGTTAAGGTGTTCTGGCGCTCTTGCAGTCGTCGCGAGGTATCACCAAGGGAGTCAAGGGCGCGTCGGGTACCGCTGACGGCTGAGCGAAAGCTACTCCCGACAATGCCACCAATAATGACGCCGACTGAAAAATTACTGGCCATC